CTAATGAAGCATAAATGATGTTTTGTAGCCACTTGTTATGTCCTACATATCTCATTCTTTCACGGGATACAAAAGTAATTTCCCCCTAATAGTAATCTACTGGATAAATCTAAGTATTACCTATAGGAAGAGTAGTAGGTATTTTTTGCTCACTCCTTAAATAAGTCCCTCCTTCACAAGGTTCCCCAGCTATAGCGGAAACTTCTTTTAAGTCTAAACAGATAGTCTAATAATTACTCTCAGGTATTTCCTTCTTAATATTAGAATAAGTCTGCTTAAGTATGGCAGACCTTATTTTTGACACTAAAAATAAAATATGTTCCTGAGTATAGTATGAGTCATCTGATGACTACTTAAGTAAATCTAATATTAGATAAGTTACTTCTCTATATGTCATAGCTATATAAATTAAAGTCTTGTACAAAGATAAGAAAAATCTATCATCCGTGCAAGACTATAATTATTTTTATTGTATATTAATTACAGGCTCCTTTACAGCCAAAGTATGGTATCATACAATTACTTCCTTGTAAGCAAGATAAAGCCTTATTGATAATAGTCTATTCCTCTATATCTAAGTCATACTCTTTTACTATTTCCTGAATATAGAGAAGTACTATTAATGACTTTACATTAGAATACTTCATATAACCTGATTGGAATAATCTAGTAAAGTATCTATGTAAAGCCTCATGAGTTAAATTAACTAAGTCCATGACAGCCGCAGTTATTAGTTGTAGTACTTATCTAGGTTTTATTAAGTAGCTCCCAGTACTTTATAGCTTCCATATAGTTACAGGTTTCTATGGCCATGTCTAAAGCTTTTACTCTTAGGATAAAATCTATAAATCCTTTAGGGATTGTACATGAGTCGCCTAATTCTTTAAGATAACCTAATCCTTTTTGTAGAAGATTCTTTTTATTATAAACTACTCCTATCTTATTACTACTTTCTGAACAAGGCGCCTCAGGAGTAGGATCACCTACTATATTAGGAGTTATAAATAATAAATCATTTTTAGCTGCAGGCAAGTATACTTCTGAGGTTAGCCTAGTCTGTTCAGACTCATCAATATCATGATAAGAGTGCTTAGTTCCATATGTTAAAGGAGTGTCTATTCTAGCTCCTTCAATCATAACATCTTCAAAGTATGGCTTATCTTCTACCTATACATCTAAATATAGATAGTCCCCTTCTATTCTAAGTTCATTGTACTTTATCATAGTATATAAAATAAGAAAGGGAGGACCAAGCCTCCCTTAAGTTATGCTCATTTAAGATTATTGAACCTTTGTTACATTTATTCCCTTATCTTTAAGAGCCTGTATGAGGCCACTAGAAGTAGAACCAATAACTGCAGCTTTAGCTACAATAGTAATATCCTTCTCGGACTTCTGAGGATTCTCTCCTGCTCCCTCATAGTAATAATGTATATCAAGAACATCATAACCATCAGGATCCTCACCATTAAGGATATACTTCGTAGGAATTACATTAGGCCATCCTACATTTCTGTACTGGTCACCTCTTTCACCCATGCAGAAGTACTCAAGGTCAGCGAGTTGTTTACTGTTAGGAATGGTAGTATCACTATCTGCCTCTGCAGTTATGCCCCAAACTACCTCATCTCCGTCATAGGTAATAGTAGTAGGAATTACTTCAAAGTAAACAGGAACTTGAGATTTAACACCAAGAGTCCAATCCTGCTCTACTTCTGTAATTACTAGACCAGATGCACTGGCAGTGAACTCAAGAAGCTTAGTAAGCTCCCTACTGAAATTCTTCTCGAGGGACTCCTTCATCTTAGTGTAAAAGTTAGTCGCAGTCATATTCTTTACACCATGAACCAGACCATACTTAATATAGACATCCTCATCTGACATACCAGCAAACTGCCTGAATGCAATTCTTAGGATATAATCCTGGCCAGGAATAACATTACCCTCACTAGTTAGATAGTTAGTATCTAGGGTTACAGTTACCTTCTTAAGTGCTCTAGCCTGCTTAGCAGCGGGTGTGTGTCTTGCCCATACTACTGAGTCAACCTTAATAAGGTCTGACCTCATTCTTCCACCGTTGCCTTGATATTCAAAATAGAAAGTATCCTTGTCTCCATTAACCATAATTGTGCCTGGAGTAGTTTCCTTCATTCTCTTAGTAGTTGGGTCAGCTGTACCAAGGGCAGTTGCAGCATAAAGGTGTCTTACTTGATTTGTGCTAAAATTAGCCATAATTTATAAAAGTTTAATTAAACAATTTATTTACCTGTACTTGGAACTCTACTCTTTATAGCTAAGTTAACTGCTACTTCAAGTATAGTTCTATGTATTGCAGGATTTAATTTACATATATTTTCTTTATCACCAGGAAAAGTATCAGTTTTCCCTATTGTCAGTCCATCAGGTAAATCTATAAGTATTATAGGCTCTGGCTTAGAAAGGTATCTAATTTGGTACTTATCTATGCTGAATGATGAAATAAGCTCAACCGTATAATCTCCTACATCAAGTCTTAGAACCCTTCTCTTATTAGACCTTCTGAATGGATTTTCCTTTGTTTTATGGAGTTCATCTTGAGTGACTGGAACAACTTCCATTATAGAACCTTTAGCACAACCTAGTTTATCATCGTTTGATAGTACTGACTCATAGGTTATAAACAAAATGTCTTTAGGAATATGAAAGAAATGTGAGTTTTCTGTAAGACCTTCTCCATCTATTTCATCAGTGGTAGAGTATGTCTTAACAAGGTCACTCAAGTATCTTCTTAGTTCCTCAGTCTTCTCGAATGAATCTCCTGTAAGGTTTCCATTATAGAGTGATATGACTACACTCTCTTGTGCCTTGGTCAAGAAAAGGGACTTCTCATATTCGTCGAATAGCAGAGGGTTTGCTTGACCAAAAGCAACAGGAATACCATAACTATTAAGGAGAATATCAAACTATTCTGAAAACTCTTTACAAGTCATAATTACTTACCTGATACTACCGTTCCGATTTCAGTCTGACTAGATTGACCAAGAGCTACTTGAGTAGTTAGGTCTCCAGTATAAGCTGCCTTAGCAAGTTCTACTGCTCTTTGCAGAATCTCTTGATGGAGGATGGGGTCTAGTTCACAACTTGTAGAACTTGGTGTTTGGGAAGAGCCATTGTCTCCTTCAATAGAAAGTCCATCAAGATTTCCTAGTACAATGGGCTTAGGCCTCCTTATATATCGGAATGAATACTTAATAATACTGTCACTAGGACCAACAATTAGCTCAACTCTTTTGGCGCCTTCCGAACTATCAAGGAGTCTCCAAGCTTGAGATTTAACAGGTCTCTTAAAGGGTTTGCTCATTAGCCTTGTGTACTCAACGTATGAGATAGGAAGAACAACTAGTTTAGTTTCCGTACCATTACGTTTTACAACAAGACTCTCATTAATAAACATCAAGATAGGCTCCTTTAGAAGGACTGACTTTGTGTTGTCTCTATCGTCAAAAGACGAGACCCCAAATGGGAGAATAGTTGCAAAGGCTTGTTCCTCATTTCCAATTTCAAGCACTGTTGCAAAGTCACAATACTGCCTAAGATGAGAAAGGTCATTCCTAGTTATTACACCCGACTTATCAAACAAGGCTACTAATTCTTCATATGTTTTGCAGTTAGAAAGACCTTCGGTTAACCTATTGTCCTCAACAACTTCAAAAGGAGCCGAAGCCTCGTAAGAGGTACTTTTGAGAATCATAGAGAAGTCAATCTGTCTTCTTTGGCTTTCATCAAATCCAGACTGTACCTTATTTGACCTAGGGTCAAAGTAGTCCTTAATAATCTAGTCCTGAGCTTTAGTCAAGAACACAGACTTCTCATATTCATCAAGACCTGGAGCCTGGTTACTTGTAACATTATTATAGAGTATGTCAAATTCGTTACTAAATTCTTGATTAGTCATGTCTCGACTTGTTTAGGTATATTTATTTTAGTTTCGCCTAAAGAGCAAACTTAGTCTCTTGGTGACGAGGATTGTTAAGGAATTTAGCAGCAACACTAAATGTTGGTTCCTCGCCTGACTCACATAGGGGAGTATTGTCAGCTTTTAAGTAATGGTAGTTACCCCTCTTGATAATCTCTCCAGCGTCAATAGCAGCTCTGATTAGAACTTTTGTGGGGAGCATTGGGTCAGTGATAACCTTAAGGAATGTCTTACTGTCAGCTTGGATAAGGTCATAAATCTTAGCCTGTAAGAACTCTAATTTGGTAGCAGCGGCAAGTGGTTTGCTTTCTAAAGTCTCAACTACAAGCCTTAATACAGAAGCATCGTTCTCAACTTTACCAAATTCCTTATAGCATTGTGCCATAACAGAAAGAGCTTGCTTAGTCTGCTTAGCCTCTTCACCCTCTCTAATAAGTACAAACTGATAAGATGCTCTAGGCATATCTTGCATAGCTTGTAGAGAAGGAGCAATAAAGTCTTTGTTGGCAAGCAAAATCTTATACTTAATATAGTCCTCTGGATTTGAGAGGTCGAGGTAAGTATCTTGCTTAGTAAGCCTTACTCTATTAATACCATTAGGATTGCTGTCATCCCAGAAGTTATTCTCCTTCTTATGGATACTTAAAGCATTGTACTCTAAACCCATTGCTTGCTCTAGGAAAGCTTTTTCGTTCTTTGTAAGAACATTAACATAAACTCCTGATGTAAGCTTAGGTACTACGAAAACCCTAATAGCCCTTTCAGACATACCACCGTATAGAACGTGTCTTGGGTCAGTAATGCTGCCCCTCTGTCTATTGATATGTCTAACAATTACCCTCTCATTTGTCAGAGGATTTACAAGCTCGTCCTGCTGACTTTTCTTCTTCTTAGTTTCGTCTTCCATTTTTAATTCTCCTTGTTTTATTTGAATAAGGGGAGAGAGGCTATGTCTCTCCCCTTAGTTTATATATCAGCCTAATAGAATGTTAGGGATAAGTGATAGAGTTCTGGTTGGGTCAAGCACGCAAATACCAAGAGAGGTCATAGCGTGAATTACAGCAGAATCTTCATCATAGCTCATAACATTGCCACCGATTTGACCAGTGTAAGGATTCCTCATACCATACTGGTAGCCACGGATTTCAGGACAATTCTTAGCCTTCACCTTGAAGATGTTAGGCTGGTCCATTGTACCAATATCCATGATGTCAAACCTATATGAATAGGCAGGACCACCATCAGGATGTTGAATCTTGTTTCTGATTGGGTCATCGTAAGATGGGTCAACCTCAATCTTAACTCTTACGCCATTAGGAGCAGTGAACTCTGTAAATTGGAAACCAGCAGTCAGTGCATTTTGGTTGAGATTAGAAGAGGTCTTTCTTACTATACCAAGTGCATCACCATTCACTGTGAACTGAGTCCAACCACTTACAGTCTGAAGAACTGCTTTGTGGAATAGGATAGCACCTCTTTCACCAGTGCGGATTAGGAAATATCTCTCACCGAAGTCAAGCTTAGCAGCTGAAAGCTCGTATAGAGCATCCTCAAGAAGCTTTAGAGAGAAGTTGTTGTAGTAAATAGTGTTTGAAACCTCCATCTGAGCATAGAGACCATCACCCATTCTGATGACTTCACCAGACTGACCGAAGTTCATGTACTCACCATTAGAGTTCCTATTGCTTCTACCGTATGCAAGGATGTTATTCTTGTAGTCTGACCATTGCATTTCAAACTGCCATTCTACTTCGTGCATCCACATGTTTACAACTTCCTTCTGTCCATTGTCTCTTACCATAGGAATACCGCAAGCAAGTTTCTTACCGAGCATAGAACCAGGAACCTTGTGCTGCATTCTGATAGTTGAGAACTCATTTCTCATAGAGATAGGAGAGCTGAAACGAATGTCACCAACCTTCCTTGATAGTTCTCTTTCAACAGGAGCATACTCTACTGAGAATCTGTCACCAGGCTTGCAAGCATCATAAGGCATACCATCAGTGATGCCACCCATAAGTTCGCACTTATAGACTGCATTGGTACCCTCCATTCTAGCATCACCTAACACACGGATAGGATACTGCTCATTGTACATACCAGCGATTACCTCACCATTTGCAAACCAGTCTTCAGCGAATACTAGATAGAAAGGAGTTGTGCCTACACCAATCATACCTGAGGTGATAGGAGTATTGCTCTCATTCCTTACCTCAACAAGAGGAATGTTCCTACGTGAAGAACCTACAACTTCCCATGTATATTCATCATCAGTTTCAAATTCCTTCTGAGGAAACTGTGATAGGAAAGTGTCCAGAGATTTGCCCCTTTGGAATGCAAGGAGTTGAACCATTAGGTTGCTAGCCTTTTGAGGACAAGTCTACCAGATACTAGCTAAGTGGTTGTTTTTAGTTAAACCCTTCCAGTGGTTAAACCCAACCATCTAATACCGATTTAGTTTACCAGCCATAAATAGTTAAATTTGTTGATTGTTTTGTCTTAAATATCAAGGTTCCAACCCTTACCAATGAAGGATTCTGGGTCAACACCACTTACAAATCTTAAACTGCCATCTGAGTTTCTGGTAGTGTTGTTAAGCGTGTTTTCCAGTTCTCTGAAACCCTTCTTAACTTCTTTTCTTACTTTACCCTTAACTAGGGTGTCGAGATTTTTGAACCCATCAGTGAGTGTGAAGATAAGACCTAAGTACTTCATGAACTCTGTCTTATTCTCTAGCTCATACTTCTGAATAGGTGTGAGGTATGTGCCCGTCTCTTCGTCTCTATAAGTAGGCTTAGCGATGTTTTCAAATATCTTTTTCCTAGTAGCCTTATCAACCTCAAGTTCACCAAAGAACTTTTTGTCAGAAAGGATTGAGTTCTTTAGTTGCTCTGCCTGCTCCTTCTGAGCTTTAGCTTGAGCATCTTGTTCTTGTTTGGCATCCTTTACTAGTTTGTCATATTGACCCTTGAAGTATTCTCTGTTACCAGCAAGTGCTTCTTTAGCATCTTCAATGTCATCGCCATTCCTAAAAGATTTTTCTGCTGCTTTTACGGCTCTTTCTCGACTGTAACCTCTATTCATTAGGTCTTGCATAATGAGGTTTCTTCTAAGGGTCTCACCCTGTTCTCCCTCATCTGAAATCTTCCTAGCATCAATGCTGTCAAGATATGCAATAGTGTTCTCATATTGTTTGATGACACTAGGCTATACGCCATAGTTTAGAGCCTCGTCAATCCTCTTCTGTCTCTCATCGAGCTCAGACTTAATTCTTTGCTCAATCAGTTCTCTGAAGTCTTCGGGACTATTAACTTTCTCAATAGCATCATCATCGAGGTCAGGGAAGATACCTTCCTCCGCAAAAGCTTTAGCAATGGAAGAGAAGAATTTAGGAGAAGTACCGTCTTTTTTGGAGTTGGTATCTTCTGTTCCCTCGTTATTATCTCCACTACCTACGCTCTCTGGCTCACCAAACAATTCGTCTGGATTTACCTCAGTAGTTATATCTTTTTCATCCTTATCAGGAGTCTCGTCATCCTTTTTTTCAGGGGGATTACCCTGTGAAACGTCATCCAAGAACAGGTTATCAATTTCATCACCTGTTAGGATATTATCCATAGAAAGCTCATCCATATTGATTTCTCCTAAGTGTTACTAAATTCGCTGCAAAATTAAGAAAGTTATTGCACATAAACAATAGCTTAATTATTTTACTAATGCTTGCTTAGAATATTTATAAAATATAAAGGGAGGTAGCCTAAATCTACCTCCCTTGTATTCATAACTCTACGATAGTATTAGAGATTTTTATACTCCTCCTTTGCATTGAAAGAAGGGCAAGCTTTATTTGCAAACTCACAATGTCCATGAATAGTTGCTTTTGGATAAAGCCTCTTAAGGTCTTTGATTAGTTTTACAAGAGAAGCCTTCTGAGCTTCGGTTCTAGTATCTTTGGGAGTCTTGCCATCCTTTGCACATCCCCCGATATAGCAAATACCTATTGAATTATAGTTATGACCTACGGTGTGAGCACCTGAGATATTGACATTCCTGCCCTCATGAATAGAGCCATCACGATAAATGACATAGTTATACCCTATGTCACTAAAGCCTCTTTGTAGATGCCACTGTCTAATTTGAGCAACGGTGTAGTCCTTTCCCTCTGGAGTAGCAGAGCAATGTACTATGATTTCAGTAATATTCCTAGTACTCTTTTTCAAGTTGCCAATAGTTGTACTATCAGTAATGCCAAGTGCAGCCCAAGTCTTCGGACCTACAATGCCATCCACTACTAATCCTTTACTCTACTAGAAAGCTTTTACACCCTCTTCAGTAAGAGGTCCGAATATACCATCTGCTAGCAGATTTAATGCTTTCTACAAAATCTTGACTTCCTCTCCTCTTGAACCTTTCTTTAGTGTAACCATAATCATTTCTTTTTACATCGTTTTATAAATTCATCCAATAGTATGAAACTATGGTATTCAATAAACAAATAAAGGCCATAACCATAGGTATGACCTTTAATAAATATAACTGTGCCTTATAAAGTATTTTACTTCTTAAGTTTACCTCCACAGCCATATCTTCTCTTCTTTTTAGTTAGCCCTGCTTTAGCTACAACAGGGTTTGCTCTTCACATGTTACTTAATTTTTAGGTTAGCACTTTTTGCCTTTTCCTTTACCTTTCTTTTTTCCGCAAGCCATAGTTATAGTTTATTAGTTGGTTAATAATTTATTCTTTAGGTTCTAGTAGGTTAATATCACCTTGAACTAGAATCTTCTGTTTCATCGAGCCTATCTTTGTCTTTCCCATTGGAATTTCTTCTTTTAAGTTGTTCTCTAACTCTGTTAGCACAGGTTAAGTCCATACAGATATTCATTGTAAGGTTAAGCATCTGCTTTCTAAGTTCTGATACCTCTTTCTCTAAGAGGTCATTCTTCTTCATCAGGTGCTCTATTTCTGTTTTATTGTGAGCTATGATAGAATCATATGTGGCTAAAGCTTCCTACAAGTTCTTTATGTAATTACTATCTACTTCAGTATTATATTTCTTTCTAGCAAATATCCAGCTTACCCAACCACTAACTATTGTAGAGACCAGTCCGACAGCACCAGTAATAAGTATATCATTCAT